GTAACTGTTAACCAGCCCTTTAAAGCCCTGTTTAATCGCAGGGCTTTTTTTTGTCCTGAATAAATCTCTTTTGCCTTCTAAGCCCTTCAAAATCTCTACCCCTTCCTTACCTACTGGTGCGCCCTGTTGAAGTTTGTCTTAAGCCTTACAATAGCGTTAAACGGTATCCCTAGTTTCTAGATACACTCTCAAAGCTTTTAGAATCGCTTCTAAGCGTCTCTAGCGTGATTCTCTAGGTAATATCCTTATTGTTAACGAATAACGCTGTAAGCTGTTGAATTTTCTAGAGTGCCTATTATTAACTGTAGGAACTTAGAAACATTTTAGAACTTCCACCACTATGTAAACTTCTATCACGCTTCTATGCGCTCACTCAGGAGCACTCTAGAGGCTTTCCGAATGCACCCCTATAAGTAAGGTGTTTTTGGAGTCCTCTAGAGTAGGCCGAGGCAGGTGACCCCCACCCCCATGTATAGTATATACTAATGCATATACATTTTGCAGAGGTTTAAGTTGTAAACTAGTGACGGGACTCTAGAATCTTCTGGAACGAAGCTGTCAGTTTGGGCGGGTTTCTAGAGTTACTTTATAAAGGTGTTGCAACCCCAGAGTGGTTCCTCTATTATATAGTCGTATTTTCAACTTGTCAAGTCTTTTATGCACAAACTACTTGACAAAACCTCATATCAACCCTATAATGGTACACTATGAAGAATAACAACAAACAATTAACCACCAAACAAGAGAATTTCCTTGAACATTTACTTGTAACAGGAGGTGATCCTAAAAAAGCAGCAGAGCTTGCTGGCTATACAACGCACTGGCATGTAGTAAAAGCCCTTAAAAATGAAATTATAGAAATGGCTTCGACCATCCTTGCTCAGTCAGCCCCTCAAGCTGCACAGAAACTAGTACAAGTAATGGAATCAAATGAACCTATACCTCAAGCAAGTATGAGAGTACAGGCTGCACAGACTATATTAGACCGTGTGGGGTTAGGTAAGCGTGAAACTATGGATGTTAAACACGAAGTAAGTGGTGGTGTGTTTATCTTACCAGCAAAACAGGAAGTTATAATTGAGGCTTAAAAAGGGAAAGACTCCCTTTGGCTACAAGTTATCTCCAGAAAGCTCGAAAGAGTTAGTAGAGATACCAGAAGAACTAGAAGCTTTGGACAAGATCAAAGACCTAGTTAATGATGGATCTATCTCGCTAAGAGATGGAGCCGCGTGGGTAGCGCATAAGACAGGTCGTAGCATAAGTCATCAAGGATTAAAGAATGTCATCAGAGAACGGAACTAACGATTGGGATTTACATCCAGAGTTATACCAACAAGATGACACTGGAAGCTTCGTATTAAAGAAAGACGGTACTCCCCGTAAGAAAGCAGGGAGAGCTAAAGGCTCAAAGGGTAGAGGTTACAACTATCATAGCGAGACAAAGGCTAAACTGGCTGCTAAAAAAGCAGTACGAGACAAGCAAAAGAGAGTAGATGCTGTAGAAGCTAAGTTGCAAAGACAACGAAAGACTTTAAACAGCTCCAAAGAATTATTAAATAAACTTGACAACAAAACAGTAACGACAGGTCAAGTAGTAACAGATGATGTTATTGATGAAGCTCCTTTAAAAGTAAAGGAAGAAGTCAACAAGAATGTTATCTTTCAGCCGAATGATGGCCCACAAACAGATTTCTTAGCTGCACCAGAGATAGATGTATTATATGGTGGAGCAGCGGGAGGAGGAAAGTCCTACGCTATGTTAGTAGACCCTTTGAGGTACGCACACCGCGCAGCTCACAGGGCTTTAATACTAAGAAGATCAATGCCAGAGCTACGTGAACTTATAGATAAGTCACGGGAACTATACCCTCAAGCCTTTCATGGCTGTAAGTTTAGAGAGGTAGAGAAGCTTTGGAATTTTCCGAGTGGTGCTAAAGTAGAGTTCGGCTTCCTAGAAAGGGATGCTGATGTGTATCGTTACCAAGGACAAGCCTACTCTTGGATAGGGTTCGATGAGATTACCCACCTACCCACAGAGTTTGCTTGGAACTACTTAGCATCAAGGTTGCGTACAACAGATTCAGAGATAACACCGTATCTCCGTTGCACGGCAAACCCCGGAGGTGTAGGCGCTCATTGGGTAAAGAAGCGATATATAAGCCCTGCCCCACCCAATGAAAGTTTTGATGGAGATGATGGACTATCCAGAAAGTTTATTCCAGCAAGACTAGATGACAATCCGTATCTGTCCGAAGATGGAAGGTACGAGCAAATGCTAAAGGCATTACCAGATGTACAGCGTAGACAGCTACTTGAAGGTAATTGGGAAATTACAGAAGGTGCTGCATTTACCGAGTTTGATCCAAACGTACATGTGGTAATTCCTTTTGAGATCCCTGTAGGATGGGAACGTATAAAAGGTATTGACTACGGGTACGCTTCAGAAAGTGCTTGTGTTTGGGGCGCAGTAGACCCTACAGACGGTACTCTTATTATATATAGAGAACTGTATCAAAAGAACTTAACGGGTGTAGACTTAGCTCAGGTTATAACTAACATGGAAGTCTATGACCCGTATAGTGTGCAAGGTGTGTTGGATACCGCAGCTTGGGCAAGAACTGGTACTACGGGGCCAACCGTGGGGGAAACCCTACAACGTGCAGGTCATAAGCTTCGTAGAGCAGATAAGAACCGTATCCAAGGAAAAATTCAAGTTCATGAATACCTAAAAGTTCAGCAAAGCGGAAGGCCACGATTGCAAATATTTAATACATGCCCTAATCTGATACGCGAACTTACAGGTATTCCTTTGGACAAGAATAATCCTGAAGATGTGGATACTCATGCGCCAGATCATGCTTATGATGCCTTACGGTATTTGATCATGTCAAGGCCACGTTTAAGTGACCCATATAGTCAAATAAGAAATTTACATTTACAACAGGCTTACACGCCTTCAGACTCAACATTCGGATACTAACTAGGAGAAAATTATGGCAATTGTAAATATTAGGGATACTGGTCGTAACTCAGCTAAAACAACTGATGTTCGCGAACTAGCTGAAAAAGTTCAAAAGCCCTCAGACACAGAAGCAATTACAGCTGCAAACACAATCACAGCTGCGGAATCAGGAACTCGTTATGTTCTTAATGTAGCAGCAGCTAAAATACAAACTTTACCTGCACCAGCTGCAGGGCTTGAGTATTGGTTTTATGTAGGAGCTACAGAGCCTACTGGAACTCATACGGTTGTAACAGCTTCAAGTGCAAACATTATTGTAGGTAATATTAGTTCACCTGAAGATGCAGCAGGAAGTGTTGCTACAGCTACAGATGCTGACACTATTTCATTTGTAGCTAGTAAGGCTGTTCACGGAGATTTTGCTCATGTATGGTCTGACGGTACTAACTGGTATCTTGATGGTATGTGCAAAGTACAGGATGGTATTACAACAACTCAAGCCTCTGGTTAATAGGGAATAATTAATGGCTGAAAACAACGAAAATACATTGACAGCTAATGGGCTGTACTTTGAAGATGTTGAAGATGAACACGGAAAGACTCTTACATTAGAAGAGTCTTTAGAAAATAACCTTGTTGCTCTTTTGTTAGATCGCTACTCTGTAGCACAATCATCAAGAGATATTGACGAGGAAAGATGGCTTACTGCCTACCACAATTACCGTGGTTTGTATGGTAAACATGTTCGCTTCAGAGAATCTGAAAAGTCTAGAGTCTTTGTTAAAGTAACTAAGACTAAAGTACTAGCAGCTTTTGGACAACTTGTAGACGTTGTTTTTGGTGGTAATAAGTTTCCTATAGGTGTATCCGAAACGAAGATGCCAGAAGGGGTTGAAGAACACGCAAACTTTAATCCTTCTCTGGAATCCTCAGCTCCTCGACAAGAGGAAGAAGATACATCTACTGAGGAGACTGATAATCCATTTGACGTAGGTTACGAAGGTGATGGTCGAGTTCTTAAGGCAGGTGCAACCTACGGTTCAGGAAACTTTGAAGTAGTTAGACCTGAAAAAGAACTTGATATGCAGGAAGGGCTAAGTCCTATTCCTCAAATGCTAGAAGTAGACCCTGCTCAACAAGCAGCAAGACGAATGGAAAAATTAATACATGACCAAATTGAAGAATCTAGCGGTTCTGCAGAATTACGTTCAGCACTTTTTGAATGTTCGTTATTTGGTACAGGAATCGTTAAAGGGCCGTTTAACTTTAATAAAACGCTTAATAGATGGGATGAAAATGAAGAAGGCGAAAGGGTATATAAACCCGTGGATGTTCGCGTTCCTAGAATTGAGTTTGTTTCTATTTGGGATTTTTTTCCTGATCCAAGTGCTACAAGCATGGATGAAGCAGAGTTTATATTTCACAGGCATAAGCTAAACAGAACACAACTCAGGGCATTAGGAAAGATGCCTTACTTTAATAAGGATGCAATTAGAGAGTGCCTTACTATGGGGCCAAACTATGTAGAACTAGACTACGAAAGTGAGCTAAGAGATGAAGATGCGTCAGAAGAATATTCTGCAAATCAATACGAAGTCTTAGAATACTGGGGAGTCATGGATGCAGAGTACGCTCGTCAGGTAGGTATGGATATACCAGAAGATGTTGATGACTTAGATGAAGTACAGATCAACGCTTGGATAGGCAACGGTAAACTTTTACGAGCTGTCGTTAATCCATTTACTCCTTTTAGAGTTCCTTATCAAGCTTTCCCGTATGAAAGAAATCCATACAGTTTTTTCGGCATAGGCGTAGCAGAAAACATGGATGACTCTCAACAGATAATGAATGGACACGCTAGAATGGCTATAGATAACTTAGCTCTTTCTGGTTCACTAGTGTTTGATGTAGATGAAACTGCGCTTGTTGGTGGACAAAGTATGGAGATATACCCCGGAAAGGTCTTTAAAAGACAAGCAGGAGTAGCTGGACAAGCAATAAATGGCTTAAAGTTTCCTAACACATCTACAGAAAATATGATGATGTTTGACAAGTTTAGACAGCTTGCAGACGAGCAAACAGGTATACCAAGCTACTCACACGGACAAACAGGTGTGCAAAGCATGACAAGAACAGCGTCAGGTATGTCAATGTTACTTGGAGCTGCATCGCTTAACATCAAAACAGTTATTAAAAACCTAGATGACTTTTTATTAAAGCCATTAGGAGAAGCATTTTTTCAATGGAATATGCAGTTCTTAGAAAAGAAGCTAGGTGTTGATGGAGACTTAGAAGTTAAAGCAACAGGTACTAACAGCTTAATGCAAAAAGAAGTAAGGTCACAGCGATTAACTATGTTCTTACAGACAGTACAAAATCCTGCTGTAGCTCCTTTTGTTAAAATGAACAAATTGATTTCTGAGTTAGCTTACAGCTTAGACTTAGACCCCGATGAACTGCTAAACGATCCTGAAGAAGCAGCGATCATGGCACAAATAATAGGTATGCAGAATGGACAAACAACAGGCGAAGAAGCTCCTCCCATTAACCAACAACAAACAGGCATGGGAAGCCCTGCTGGAGTACCTCAAGGAGCGCAAGACCTTGGAGCAACAGGTACTGGCGGTGGCAACATCGGAATTGGAGCTGTTCCGCAGTCAGGGGAAGCTGAGTTCTCTGGCACACCTAGAGCAGTTGAAGGCTAACGTAAAAGTAATATTAGAAGAACGAGAACAAAAAGGAATACCTTATGCCTAAGTCAAAGTATAAAAAGAAAAGAGAAATGTATCAAGAAGGAGGTTCTTTAATGATGCCACCTGAAATGGCAGCAGAACCAGAAATAGTTATGGACATGCCAGTAGAGGAGGAATCTATTGAAGAACCAATGATGGATGTTCCTGTAGATACGTATCCTAATGCAGACCCAGAAGAAGTAGAAGCTTCTCAGGAATCTGATGAAGTAATTGAAAGAGATCAAATGGAAATGGTTTTAGATCAAGCTTTAGATACAGAAGAACAACAATATTTAATGAATGCTCTAGAAGGTGATGAACAACTAAGTCAAATTTTTGACAAAGTTCTTTTGACAGCTTCTGAGTTCTCAGGGTCAGGAGAAGTAGACGGCCTTGGGGATGGTACATCAGATTCAATACCAGCTAGATTATCAGATGGTGAGTTTGTGATGACCAAAAAAGCTACCGATCAAATAGGTGCAGACAATCTTCAAGCAATGATGGATGATGCTGAACGTGCTTATGACGGTGGTATGATGAGAAAAGACTTGTACGGAGGAGGATTACTTCCAAGTACAAGCACAGACGACCTAGAGAGTAACACACGAAATACGGATGATGAAATTCGTAAACTAATGAGTTTACGTGCTAATCAAGCACCAAGTCTCAGGTAATTTTAATTTACGGCTACCTTGACAAGCCAAGCCCCATGAATTTTTTTAGGCCAAAAAAGAATTAGTATGGCTACCTTGCAGAGTACAAGCCCCGTAGGAGATATAATATGAGTGAAGTAAACCAAGTGGAGGAAGAAGTTTCCAATCCGTACAATATGAATAAGGCATGGCACACACCAGATGGCCCTAAAGTAGACAGTGCGGATGGTATGTTTTTTGAGCGACCGAATAAACAGGCTACCTCAGATGAAGCCCCTGTTAATGAAGAAGCGGAAGCTGACGCGCCCAAGAAAAAACGAACTAATTATAAAAAGAGATACGACGATTTAAAACGTCACTACGATCAGAAGTTATCTGAATTTAAACAAAAGGAAGAACAGTTAACGGCTATGGCAAGAGATGCACAGCCACAATACCAAGCTCCTAAAACTCCAGAAGAACTGGAAAAGTTTAAGCAAGAGTACCCTGATTTGTATGACACAGTAGAATCTGTCGCTTATATGAGAAGTTCAGAGCAAGTTAATGAAGTTCAAGAAAAACTAAATGCTTTACAGCGACGTGAGCAAGAAGTTATTCGTAGGGAAGCAGAAGCTGCTTTAGTAACTAAGCACCCTGATTTTGAGGACATTAGAGGTTCTGAAGATTTTCATAGTTGGGCTGAAGAACAGCCAGAGCAAATACAAGAATGGATTTATAACAATCCAGACAATGCTGCTCTAGCATCTAAAGCTATAGATCTTTTTAAATTTGAAACTGGATTACAAACTCAAACTAAATCGCAGCCCAGACAAAAACAGCAAGGGTCTGCTGCTGATATGGTATCGACTAAAACGACTACCGTAGATACACAGCAACCTAGAATCTGGACTGAACGGGAAATCGCTGCTATGTCCTTAGATCAGTTTGACAAGTATGAAGAAGAAATCAATCTTGCAGTATCTGAGGGTAGAGTAGTAAAAGGTTAATACTCTAACTTAGGAGAAATACAATGGCTTATAACCAATCCGACCAATTTTTTGAGCAAGGTACTGATACTAACGGTAACTTTGGTAACTCAGTAAGTGGTCAAACTAATTCTTTTTTCTTACCAAAGGTTTATTCCAAACAGGTACTAAACTTTTTTCGTAAATCTTCTGTAGCAGAAGCTGTTACGAACACTGACTATGCTGGAGAAATTGCAGCTTTCGGTGATAGTGTAAGGATTATCAAAGAACCTGAAATCACTGTATACCAATATGAACGTGGAGCAGATGTAACTCAGACTAAACTAACCGACCAAGAAGTAACTCTTGTTGTTGACGTAGCAAACGCTTTCAAATTCATCGTTGATGATATTGAAACTAACATGTCTCACGTTAACTTCAGAGACGTAGCAACTTCTTCAGCAGCTTACGCATTGCGTGATGCTTTTGATGAAGGCGTTATAGCAACTATGATTGCTGGCGTTTCTGCTTCTAGCCCTAACCACATACTTGGTTCAGACAACGCGACTGACCTTGCTGCTGGTACTTTTGACGGTACTGGTAACTTGGATATAGGTTTTGGTTCTAGCGAACACGACCCTATAGACGTAATGTCTCACATGGCTAGACTTCTTGATGAGCAAAATGTTCCTGAAGAAGGACGATGGTTCCTAGCGAATCCAGAGTTCTACGAAGTACTTGCTTCAAGTTCTTCTAAACTTCTTTCAGTAGACTACAATGCTGGACAGGGATCTATCCGAAACGGTCTAGTATCTTCTGGTAAGTTACGTGGATTCAATATGTACAAGACTAATAACATTGCTGCAACTACAAATGCTGCTGGTCAATGTATTGCTGGACATATTTCGTCTACTGCAACTGCTCAGACTATTACAAGCACTGAGGTCATCCGTGACCCTGATAGCTTTGGTGACATTGTACGTGGACTACACGTATATGGAGCTAAGGTACTAAGAGGCGAAGCCCTCGTATCAGCGTTCTACGGAATCGACTAATAAAACTGGTAAGGGGGTCTTTGATTAGGCCCCCAAGCCTTTTGGAGTTTTTATATGCCACAACTAGGAAGTAATGAAAAACCTGTATTTATACGGGGAGCTAATAAAAAAAGAGGTAAGAAACTAGGACTTACTGGAAAGTTTTATAACTCTGAAAGTTTAAAAAACTATCAAGATAATTATGACCGTATTTTTAAAAAACAACGGGAGTCAAGTAAATGATGTACATGATGGATGAAGAAAGAATGCTTACTGATGCTGATCGCAAAATAGTGTCAGATGGTCAAACAGGATACAAAAATATTTTTGAACTAGAAAGACAGTTTACAAATGCTGGACATTCGCAAGGTTCAAAATTTAGTATGGAACAACGAATGAAAACTATGGGTCACTAATGGCTACAACATACTTACAACTATGCAATGAAGTTCTACGAGAAATGAACGAAGTAGAGCTTACATCTTCTGACTTTGGATCTTCTGTAGGAGTACAGACGCACGTAAAAGATTTAATAAATAGATCTTACTTAGATATGGTTAATGAAGAACCTCAGTGGCCTTTTTTAGCTACAGGTGAATCTGGTGCTACAGATCCAATGTACGGCAATACATATGTTGAAACTGTAGCTGGTACTCGTTGGTACGAATTAAAACCAGCTTCAAGTAGTCTTACAACAGATTATGGCTACATAGATTGGGATAATTTTTTATTAACTACAGTAGGTGTCAGTGGTGAATCAGCACCGCACACTATTCGTAATTTACGATTTACTAGTATTGAAGAATGGAAAGATTATTTTCGTATAGCTCAAAATCACGATGATGCTGATACTCAAAACTACGGAACACCCGACAGAGTTATAAAAAGTCCAGACAACAGAAAGTTTGGTCTTTCGTCAATACCCGATAAAGTTTATAGAATTTATTTTTATGCTTATGATTTACCAACAGCTTTGTCAGCTTCAACTGATGCTATAGTTTTTCCAGATGTATACGTACCTGTATTAATAAATAGGGCAAGGTATTACATGCACCAGTTTAAAGACAATGCTCAAGCATCTGCATTTGCTAACGAAGATTACAAACGTGGCTTAAAAACAATGAAGATGCATTTAATGGAACCAGCCCCAAGCTATTTTAAAGATGATAGAATAAGGTTTATATAATGGCACAATCATTACCATATGCTGTATCATGTAAAGGTGGACTTAACACAAACTTAAATCAATTTGAAATTCTTACAGTTGCAGGATCTGCTACAGTATTAGAAAACTTTGAAGTTGATACAGATGGTGGCTACAGAAGAATTAATGGTTTCGCACCTTTTGGTGGTGACGATGCTGCAAGACCTAATAGCACAAACGCTATCATAGGTCTTTTTGTTTATGCAGATGGTTTAATAGCTTGCTCAGGAACAAATATTTATTTTACGTTAGATGGTATTACTTGGTTACAGATTAATAGATCTTCGGTAGATGCAAGTGGTGATAACTATTCTGCATTTACAGGCAGAGGAACATTAACAAGAACGAGCCAAGGCCAAGCTAACTTTGCTTTGTACGAAGGTGACTCTACTTATGGTGAAGTAATCATAACAGATCAAGGTTCTGCTACAAAGCCTTTTTATTTTAAAATGACAGGTACAGGAGCTTTAACTAATAGAACTTATTTTGCAAAAGAAATTACAGTTGACGGAAGTGTTTTCCCTAAGACTTGTATAATACACGACAAACATTTAGTTGTTGCAGGAGACACAAACAATCCTAATACTATTTATTACAGTGGTACAGATGACATAGATGACTTTACAAGTACTGGATCAGGTAGTATAAAACTAGATGACAAAGTTGTAGGCATTCGTACTTTTCGTCAAGATCTTATAATCTTTTGTCAGAATAGTATTTATAAACTTCAAAATATAAATGTAAGTTCTTCAATAGTTATTACTCCAATTACTCAAAACGTAGGTTGCTTAGATAATTTTAGTATTCAAGAATTTAGTGGCGACTTAGTATTTTTAAGCCCTGATGGAGTTCGGACTCTTGCAGGTACAACTAGAATTGGTGACGTAGAGTTAAGCTCTATTAGTAGACCGATACAACCAATTACAAATGAATTAGCAAGAAATATAAGTAGCTATATAGTTTCTAGTGCAGTACTTAGAAATAAGTCGCAATATAGATTATTTTATACAGGAGCTTCTCAAGCAGCTACAGAATCTAAAGGTATTATAGGAAGTTTAACAACAAACGGAATGGCTTGGTCAGAAACTAAAGGCATTCAAGCTAGGTCTATTGCGTCAGGTTTTGATAATTCTGGAATTGAGCGACAGTATCATGGCGATAATAGTGGGTATGTTTATTTACACGACTCTGGAAGTTCTTTTAATTATGCAGGAACAGAGGCAAATATACTAGCAACTTATACAACTCCTAACTATGACTTTGGAGATCACGGTACTAGAAAAACAGTAAACTACGTAAAACTTTCTGTAAGTCCTGAAGGAACGGTAGAACCTAAATTAAGAGTTCGTTACGATTACGAAGATCCAAATCTACCGCAACCAGCAGAGTACACATTAAGTACAATAAGAACACCTGCTACATTTGGTACAAGTGTTTTTGGTTCAGCATTTTTTGGAGGAACTCTTGATCCTACAGTTAGACAAGCAGTTCAAGGTAATGGACACACTACAAGTTTTAGAATACGCTCAGAGGATAAAAATCCTCCCTACGCTATCAATGGTATATACGTAGACTATACACCATCTAACAGGAGATAATTTGAATGACAAGTTACACACGACAAAGTAGTTTTTCTGATGGAGATACTATAACAGCAGCGTTATTTAATAACGAATATAATCAAATATTAAATGCTTTTGCTTATGCTACATCGGGAACAACAGGGCATCAACATGATGGCACAGCTGGTGAAGGTGGTAATATACATACTATAGGTGATCAAGATTTTTTAAACAAAATTGTAGTAGATAGTACAAACAATCGTTGGGGAGTTTTTGTTCAAGTAAGTAGTTCTGCTGTAGAACAAATAAGAATTCAGGATGGCGCGATAGTACCAGTAACAGATAATGACATTGATTTAGGTACAAGCTCTTTAGAATTTAAAGATGGATACTTTGATGGTACAGTCTACGCAGATGCAATAAATTTTAACGGTACTGCAATTACAGCAACTGCTGCTGAATTAAATATTATGGATGGTGTTACCTCAACAGCTGCAGAATTAAATATACTAGA